AAAGACTACAATAAGCCGTCTTAATAAAGGTAAAAAGTGGGAATACGGTTATAACAAAGAACACGATGTTGTTGTTATATCTAGAAATGGACAAATAGGTGATATAGTAGAAATACAAAATTTTCAAATTGCATTACCAAAAGTTCCAAAAAATGTATATAGCAATAAAGAAAAAAAATGGAAACAATTTGAATATCCTAAAGAACTAAGTAGACTTAAAAGTATATTTGATTGGAGAGCATATCCTGAAGAAAAGAAATCACAATGGTTTGATTATATAGACGAGGAGTTTAAACGTAGGGAAGAAGGTTTTTGGTTTAACAACAAAGGAATACCAACGTATATAACGGGTACTCATTATATGTATCTTCAATGGAGTAAGATTGATGTGGGTGCTCCAGATTTTAGAGAAGCTAATAGATTATTCTTTATTTTTTGGGAAGCTTGTAAAGCAGATAAAAGATGTTACGGAATGTGTTATCTTAAAAATAGAAGATCTGGATTTTCTTTTATGTCATCAGCTGAAACAGTTAATCAAGCAACTATAAGTAGTGACGCAAGATTTGGAATACTATCTAAAACTGGAGCTGATGCTAAAAAAATGTTTACTGATAAAGTTGTACCTATATCAATTAACTATCCTTTCTTTTTTAGTCCTATTCAAGACGGTATGGATCGTCCGAAATCTGAACTTGCATATAGAGTACCAGCTTCTAAATTCACTAGAAAGAAAATTACGTCAAACGAAAAATTAGAAGATTTACAAGGATTAGACACGACTATAGATTGGAAGAACACAGGAGATAATAGTTATGATGGTGAAAAACTAAAACTACTAGTACATGATGAGAGTGGTAAATGGGAAAGACCCGATAATATATTAAATAACTGGAGAGTTACAAAAACATGTTTACGATTAGGTAGTAGGATTATAGGTAAATGTATGATGGGCTCGACTTCAAACGCATTAGACAAAGGTGGAGAAAACTTTAAAAAACTATACAACGCATCAGACGTTACTAAGCGAAACAGAAATGGACAAACAGCGTCTGGACTATATTCTCTTTTTATCCCA